GATGGTGGTACAGGAGCAAGTACATTAACTGATGGTGGTGTTCTACTTGGAAGTGGAACAGGAGCGATTACAGCTATGTCAGTTCTTACTGACGGACAGATGATTGTTGGTGATGGAAGTGGAGATCCAGTAGCAGAAAGTGGAGCAACATTAAGAACTTCAATCGGAGTTGGTACAGGTGATAGTCCAACATTTACAGATTTAACTTTAACTGGTGGAGATATTACACTAACAGCTGGAGCTACCGATATAGATTTAATAGATAACAACGCAAATGCCTTAACATTTGACGCAGGAGCAGGTGGTACTTCAGTATTAACAATTGACACACGTAATAGTGCAGAAAGAATTGTTGTTGAAGGTACTGTAAGTGCAAGTGGAGACTTCCTTAGTAAATCAACCTCTACTGGTTCATTTGGACATTTAGATGTCTCAACTATATCTGGTTCGGGTACCGTTGGTACGTTTTCTTCGGTAACCATTGTTGATACACCATTAGCCGTATCAAGTGGTGGAACAGGAGCAGAGACCTTAGCAAATAAAGCAGTATTGATTTCACAAGATAGTAGTACTGACCAAGTTGGTACGGCCGTAATGGATGATGATGGTGAACTTATAGTTGGTGGTTCAAGTGGGCCGGCAGTTATGGCAGCAAGTACTTTAGCATCAACTGGTATAGACGCCGCGGTTGGTGATGGTACAGTTGCTTTAAGTACAAGTGCAGCACAAACAGGTATATCCTCTATCTATAACACATCATTAAAAGTTGGTAGAGATAGTGGTGGTGATTGGATTGATTTTGGAACTGATGATAATATTAAAATTTACCTATCTAATGTTGAAGAGTTTAGATTGGCAAGTGGTGGAACATTCCACGCTGATGGTGACGTTGTTGCATTCTCATCTACCGTGGCATCCGATATGAACTTGAAAGAAAACATTACAGATATGAAATATGGTTTAGATACGGTGATGCAACTTCGAGGTGTTGAGTATGATTGGAAACGAAAAGATATGGGACATGATGTTGGTGTGTTAGCACAAGAAGTTGAAGCTGTCGTTCCTGAACTTGTGAAAGAACAACAAGGATTGAATGGTAGAGGAAAGTTTAAGTCTGTAGACTATAATAAATTAGTACCAATTTTGATAGAATCTATCAAAGAACTAAAATCAGAAGTCGATTCGTTAAAACTTTTAAATGAAATAGATGAATTAAAAGATTAATTTGAAAAATTAGTATTATATATATTATTAATATTAAAAGGAGTTATAATTATGCCAAAAGAAACAGTTAAATTACAAACTATAGAACTTGATTCAATAAGAGAAGTACAACAATCTTATAAAGACCTACAAACCACAATTGGTGCCGTTTATCTTAGACGACAACAATTAGACATACAACGAGATGAAGTGGAAAATCAATTGATGGAATTGGAAGTACAATTCACTAATATGAGACACCAAGAACAAGAATTGTTAAAAAATCTCGAAGAAAAGTATGGTAAAGGTAGTCTTGATATAGGCAGTGGTGAATTTACACCAAATTCTTAAAAAAAACTTCTAAGTATATGTATTTTGGGATTTTAGCCTTATACTTATATAAGATAAAAATTGTTTTATTGTAATCCATAATAAATTAAATAAATAGGAGAAAAATATGGCTGAACGAATCGTTAGTCCAGGTGTATTTACCAGAGAAAGAGATGTTTCATTTCTACCACAAGGAATTGGTGAAATTGGAGCAGCAATAGTAGGGCCAACAGTTAAAGGGCCGGCGTTCGTTCCGACAACTTTGACGAGTTTTTCTGAATTTGAAAATACTTTCGGTGGTTTAGATACACGATTTTATGTACCATATACAGTACAAGAGTATTTTGACAATGGTGCACCAGCTGTAACTATAGTAAGAGTTTTAGGTATCGGTGGATATCAATCTGATTCACTTTATATAAGTATTTCAAGTTCTACTCAGAATTCAGTTGCGGCAGTATTAAAACCCTCAAGAAAAAGTCCAAGTTTAGATATTGAAAGTGGTGGTCAAGCTGTCATCAATGATAGTCAAAGAACTTGGAGTGAATTCATGTTTACAGTAAATAGTGTGGCATACACAGCCTCATTTGATACTGGCTCTGATAGTTACATCACAAAAGTATTTAGTAGTGATCCACAAGACACCAATAAAGATTTGTATGTGTATAAAAACTTTGAAACGTATCAATGTGAAAAGGGATTCTCTTCAACAGTAGGTTCTGCATCTTTAGCAAGTGGTAGTGGAGAAGATTTCACACACGATTACTCAGTTGCAACTACACCTTACATCATTTCACAAGAAATTGGTGGAAGTAGAAAGAATTTGTTTAAAGTTAATACACGTTCACATGGTACGGATATTAATGATAAGTACAAGTTGGGTATTGCTGATTTGAGAGCAAAAGAAGATATTGCTGGTAGTGACTTTGGTGATTTTACACTTAGACTATTAAAAAATAATCCAGGTGAAAATGATGACGGACAATTAGTAGAAGAGTTTACAAATCTTAACTTTGATCCTGATTCAGTAAACTACATACCAAGACAAATTGGTGATAGATACGTAACAATTGATTCAAATGGTAAACTCACCTACAATGGTGACTGGCCAAACAAATCACCACATATCTATATTAGTGATTATGAAACAGAACTTGAAGGTATTAGTGGAGATGCATTACCTCATGGATTTGCAGCAGTGACTAATCCTGTATTACAAACCACTTCAGTTCCAAGTGCTAGTTTCCAAACAAATCAGTATACAGATCACATTACTACTGGTTCTGGTAGGTTTGATACAAATGAATACTATGGTTGGGATTTTAATAGTCAAGATAATAAAAACTATCTAGCTCCATTACCTGCAAGTGCAGGAACTGGTAATAATGTTGTGTTCACCTTAGAGAATATGGTAGGTACAGTTGACGCTAGTGAAATCGGAGCAGACACATATTCTGATGGTACAGAGGCAATCACAATGACACTATCCGCTAAAGAACAGAGAAAATTCGCTGTTCCTTTCCAAGGCGGTTTTGATGGAGATGATCCAACTACATTGAAAGCAACTGGTACTGATATTTCAACAACAAACCAACAAGGATTTAATTGTACTAATGCAAACGCAAGTGGTACAGTAGCTTACAAACGAGCAATTAACGCTGTAAGTAATCCTGATGAGTTTGATATGAATATGTTAGTAACACCTGGTATTATACACGAGTATCATACTCAAGTTACTAATCACGCTATCTCAAAAGTAGAAGATAGAGCAGACACATTCTACGTAATGGATGGTTCAAGATGGGGACGTTCAGTCACTAACGCTGTTGGTGATATTAAGTCCATAGATACTAATTACGCGGCTACTTATTATCCGTGGGTTAAGATTCTTGATCCAGTCAAAAATAAACCAATTTGGGTTCCACCATCAGTTGTGATTCCTGGTGTTATCGCTAACACCGATAGTGTAGCACACGAATGGTTCGCACCAGCTGGTTTAAATCGTGGTGGATTGACAAGTGTATTGGAAGCAAAAACAAGACTAACACATAAAGAAAGAGACACACTTTATGAAGGTCGTGTTAATCCAATAGCTTCATTCCCACAACAAGGTGTAGTGGTGTTTGGACAAAAAACATTACAAGGAAAACCATCAGCACTTGATAGAATCAATGTAAGAAGATTGTTAATCGCTTTACGTAAGTTTATTGCAAGTTCTTCAAGATTCTTAGTGTTTGAACAAAATACAGCAGCAACGAGAAATCGTTTCTTAGGTATTGTTAATCCATATTTGAATTCAGTACAGGCTAATAGTGGTCTAAGTGCATTCAGAGTGGTAATGGATGATTCAAATAATACACCAGATGTTGTTGATAGAAATGAATTAAGAGGTCAAATCTTTATTCAACCTACAAGAACAGCTGAGTTTATTGTATTGGACTTCATTGTTCAACCAACAGGAGCTACATTTCCTGAATAAGTTTATTTTATAAGTAAACTGACATATAATGAAAAGCCCCAATTTCGGTTGGGGTTTTTCTTTTTTTAAAAATAACTTCTATAAAACTTCAAAAAACAATATCTTTCCTTAACACTTTTTTTCAAGAAAGTGATATTTATATATGTAATAGTATTTAAACGAACATTCACTGGAGAATGAAAATGGCCGAGATTCTGAATCAAGACGAAATCTTTTTTACACCGTTTGAACCAAAAACTAAAAATAGGTTCATCATGTACATTGAAGATATACCCTCTTACTTTGTAAAGGCAATGGCAAGACCTAACATTACTTTTGATGAAATAGAATTGCATCATATCAACACCAAAAGATATCTTAAAGGTAAAGCTACTTGGGAACAATTAGAAATAACTCTTTATGATCCTATCGTTCCAAGTGGAGCACAGGCTGTAATGGAATGGGTAAGACAACATCACGAAGCAGTAACAGGTCGTGAGGGATACTCAGATATGTATAAAAAAGAGATTAGATTTAATCTATTAGGGCCAGTAGGTGACAAGGTAGAAGAGTGGGTATTACATGGTGCATTTATTCAATCAGCAAACTTTAATGACTTAGATTTTTCAAATACAACGGACGTCGCTGATATTACTCTAACACTTCGTTACGATTACGCAGTATTGTCGTTCTAAAATAGGAGAATAAAAATGACTGAATGGTTAGTGGCAAATTGGGAATACGTTTTGGTAGTTCTTTACGCAGTAGAGAAAATCGTAAAACTTACCCCGACTAAATATGATGACATCATATTCGATATGGTTCTTAAACCAATTAAGGATAAGATATCACCATCTAAATAAACGACCAAAGGTTATAATAGTAAGTGGTTTTAATTTCAAATAGTATTCAAAGGAGCTAAATATGGCTGAAAATCAATATGATTTTCCTACTGAGGTATTAGATTTGCCTTCAAAAGGATTATTATATCCAAAAGATAGTCCACTTTCAAGTGGTACTATAGAGATAAAATATATGACTGCAAAAGAAGAGGACATTTTAACCTCTACTAATCTGATTCAAAAGGGAATTGTTTTAGATAAATTGTTTGAGTCTATAATTCCAGATAAATCAATCAAGTTAGATGATATGTTGATTGGTGATAAAAATGCGATTATGTTGGGTGCTAGAATTTTGGGATATGGTAAAGATTACAACGTAGAGATTGTAGATCCTGATTCTGGACTTAAAAAGGAAATCGTGGTGGATTTAAGTACTTTGAAATTTACATCACCAAAAGATTCTATTTTTGAAAGTGGTGAAAATAAATTTTCATTTGATTTACCCAATTCAAAACGAGTCATTGAATTTAAATTATTAACTCACAAAGATGAATCAGAAATAGAACAAACGGTCAAGGCACTAAAATCTATATCAAAATCTACGGGCGTAGATCCAACACTCACCACTCGTTTAAAACAACAAATCATTTCTGTAGATGGAGATACGACTAAAAAAACAATAAATAATTTTGTTGATAATCAGTTTCTCTCTTTAGATACAAAAGAGTTTAGAAAGCATGTAAAGTCAATCACACCAGATGTGGATATGACTACAGAGTATGTTAGTGGAATAGGAGAGCCCCATACGGTAGATATACCGATAGGGGTTACGTTTTTTTGGCCTAAGTCAGAGTTATAAAAAATCAATACACGATGAAATATTTTCATTGTGTCATTTTAGTAATGGATTCACTTTTAATGATTTATATAATATGCCAGTCCATTGGAGAAGATATTATATGAATAAGTTGGTTGAGATTAAAGAGAAAGAAAGTGTTGCATATAATAAATCATCAACCACACAAGAACCACCAAAAACCATTCAAAGACAACTATAATTGGAGATTATAAATGTTAAAGATTCTTTCTAAGTTTTATAAGAAAATTAAGTTTTGGATTAAATTTAAAAAAAGTAAATACAAAGATCCATTTATATACAAATGAAAGTTTTATGTATTGGTTGTAGTTGGACGGATAAATGGCCAGATTATTTAAAACTTGTAAGTCCAATTAAAAGAAGTTTACATGGTAAGGGATTATCTTTAATTGAAAAAACAATAAAAAATTATCAAAACAATGTTGAGATAGAGGCTGTAGTGTGTCAATTACCCACACCTATCAGGACATTTTCACGTGGTGATACGAAACAAACACACCAAAATTTTGTACATTCTTTCCAACAAAACAAACAAGATTCAATTGAAAAGTTATTAACTGAATACAAAGATTTACTTTTGGATATTAATAATTTACACTCTAACGTAATTTTCTTTCTATATAATACTGGTGGTTATCCATTAAGACATCCATTTGATTTTGGAGAAGATATAGATAATCAGTTTGTTAAATTTTTCCAAGATAACAATATGAAACACATTCATTTGTCTTTTGAGGGTAAGTCTGGTTATTGTAAAAAAGAAGAAGATTGTGATGATTTAGATTACAAAAATTATGCAGAAAAAAATATGAGACGTGGTTTGACAGGTAGAAGTAATTTATCTAAAAAGTATTGGGTTTGGCAACATCCAAAAAATAGAATTATTTATGATGCTCATCCAAATGAAAATGCAGATAAAGTTGCTGCAAAAGTAGTAGAAGAATATATAAATCAACAATCATGATAAAAAACCTCAATTCTTATATTTATTACTGAGATAAATCAATCGATATAAATGGAGATTAACAATGGCAAAACTTGACTTAGCCGAAGGCGTTCTTGATAGGTTTTATAAAAATGTTGAAAAGAAAATCAACAAGATGAAACAAAAAAACGCACGAAAAGTCTTATCTGATCCTAAAACTAAACGGGAGTTAGAAAAATTTGTTAAATCATTAGGTAGTTTAGAAGACGCACTCAGTAGAATACCAAAATAATAACTTAATCTCTTTCAATATAACATATTATTTAAGGATGGCTAGCCCCATATGGATCAAGCTCAATTTAATAAACTAAAACAAGATCAATTAGACCTCGAAGTCAGAATTAATGCCGAGTTAGGTAAGGGTGCTGGTGCAAAACAACAATTCATAACAGACCAGAGAAAAATCCTTGACCATAACGCAGAGATTTTAAAACACGAAGAAAAAAAACGTAAAATACAAGAGGACGTGACCAGAACACGTAGAACTCACAATAGTTTACTAAGTGATACAACAAATAGTCTTGTACAACAGATTAAAAATCTAAGAGAAAGTCAAACTGCAAATCGAGCCATATCTCACTCCATTAGAAAAACCAAAGATTTCAGTAGTGATTATTCATCCTTATTATCAAAAATCTCAGAAACAGAGGAACACGTTCTTAACAGTACATCAGCTAAAAATATTGTGGATTATGATTCTAAAAAGGTTCAAGAAGAAATTTCAGAACTTCTTAAAGAAGCTGGGAAACTTGCTCCTAAAGAATTAAAAGTTATTAAAAAAAGGTTAGGTTTACTACAACAAGAAAGTGAAATAGTTGGAGAGGCTGCCGATAAAGTTAAAAGACGTAATAAACTTCTTGATATGGCATTGGGGACGTTGGGTTCAAGTGTTACTGCATTCAAAGATATGGGAAAACAAGCTAAGAAGTTTGCACTTGCAATTAAAGCCAATCCAATTATGGCCATATTAGGAGCACTAATAGCTGTAGTTGGTTTTTTCGTTAAGGGATTTAAGGCAGCACAAAATTTTTCTGAAGAATTAAATGCAGGTCTTGGAACTTCTATAAAACTTGCAGCTGTTACTGAAACTATGCCAGGATTTCAACTACAGGCTGCAGCTCTTGGTGGTGATATTAGAGAAAGTGCAAAGGCAATTTTCACTGCCACGAGAGGTACTCGTGATGTAAATAAAGAAAACGTAAAGGCCTTAACAACATTAGCAATCAAATCAGGTGCAACAGAAGAAAACATAGCAAATATGGCTAGGTTATTTTCCGATATGAGTAATACTGATTTCACGGGTGGTTTAGAATTAGTTAATGCAGTTACTGATTTGGCTGGAGATAATCTTGTAGATAGTGGTGTAGTACTTCAAGATATGGCAGCAAGTGCAGAAGAGTTTGCAGCCTACACCGACTCAAGTATGAAAAATATTGCTATGGCAGCAGTTCAAGCAGCAAAAATGGGTGTAGAGTTGGCAACAACTTTAAAAATTACAGACTCATTATTAGACTTTGAAACCTCTATAACTTCTGCTATGGAAGCCTCGATGATGATTGGTAGGAATATAAACTTTGATAGGGCTAGAATGTTAGCCATGGATAATGATATCGTGGGAGCCACAAACGATATAATTCAACAATTGGGAAGTGCAGAAGAATTCACTCGATTAAATGCAATACAAAGGAAAAAATTAGCATCTGCAATTGGAGTTGAAGTGGGTGAATTAAGTAGGTTGGTTGCAGGTAAACCTTTAGAAGTAAGTACAGAAGAAAAGGCAACAAAACTACAACAACAATCCGTAGATGCAACAGAAGAATTAACAAAAGCAACAAAGGAATTAACAAAGGCCGTGGGGGATAATTTCAAAAAGAAGGCTGGTGAAATTGCACCTATAGTATCAACGGTGGGAAAGATGACTGGAGCACCAGGAACTATGGCCATAGGTCAACTTCTTAGATGGTTAGGCACTCAATAATTATGTCATTATTAGATAG